GTCGCGACTGCGTGGACGCGCGTTGAACAGGTCGAGGAGACTCCTTGCCGGGGGGTGCAGGGTCGCCCCGCATCACCTCACGCACCCGATAACTAGCCCGCATCACCCGCACGCTGGCCTCTGGTCGCATGAACCGCGAAGGCTCGATCCCCAGCTGCTTGAGCAACTTGCGACACCGGAGGGAGACCGCAGTCTTACCAAGGCCATGACGCTTGGCGAGGGCCGTCATGGTGGGAGGGTCTCCCTCCCCCATGGCAATCCTAATGACGTCAGCCCGCAACCGCATTTCCCCATCGCTCGACTCGTCCATGCCTTCCAGCAGGACATCGAACACACGGCGCAACCCATCGAGCATCTCGCCCCGCCTGATGTGCCCGACAAGGTTGTCCAGGTTCTCCTCCGCCTCGATGACCTCCGACAAGGCGGAAGGGGTCGACGCCGTGTTCTTGAACGACACCCGCATATCCCCTCCCCTGTTGTCGTTAACCCGCTCCTCGCCCAACGCGTCGAGCATATTGCCTCGACGATTGTAAAGCCCGGACGCCACGAGACGCGACCGCTCGTCACGCGACAAAGCGGCCCAGCGACGCTTGGCAAGAGGCGACGGTTCTGGCACGCTTCACGCAATAAGCGGACGCACCAGCCCGCTGCAATCACTTGCAGTTGTTCACCCAGAGGCCGTCCTTGGAGTCATAGGACAAGAGACCATGCTTGCGGATGAGTCGGAAGAAAGCGGCCTTGGTCACTTCGCGCTGTCGGCAGTATTCGCTCCCGATCTGGTTCATCAGCTCATCGACGGTCATCCTGTCCGGGAGTTCCTTGAGGTATCCCATCAGCCGTTGTCTTTTCTCGTCCTTGACTGCCTTTGCCTTGGCTGTCGCTCTTTGCCTGATGCCCTCCATGTGGTCGGGCTTCTCCCTCCAGGCTTTCTGCCTCCAACGGGTCATCTGGAAATTGAACAGCACCTTGCCTCTGCGGGTAAGGGAAGCCCTCGGCTTTCGTCTTGGTCTGGTCATCGCGTCTGGGTGGCGTTGTGCGTCAGCAGGGTTGCGACCCCCCCAGCGAAGCGGAAAGGGTGGGGGAGCATACCCACCTTTCTCTCCGTAGGAGGAAAGGACGGAAAGTCACAAGGAAAGTCACAAGGGAGGCGAAAACGCATAGGAGGCGATTTAAGGGGGGTATGTCCTGCCGTGAAGGGTAGGACTAGGGGGGGCTACCTAAAAGACCTTGGCGACCCCTTGGCGGGGCTGGAAAGCGGGTTCTGGGAAGGCGGGCTGTCCTCCATGGCTGGGGGAGCATACTCCCAGCGGATGGAGCCGTCCTCGGCGTGGCACAGGTTGACGTGGGACGCGAAGCGGTCTTGGGCGTCCTTGAGGCCGGAGCGGGACTGCCGCTTGGAGAAGCCGAAGCGGTAGACAGGGCGACCGTCCGAGGTGTTGGCTTTCGTGCGGAACAGGTAGCCTGAGTCGCGGGCGAAGTTGACCCACTCGGCGCACCCCGCCCCAAGGTAGGCGAGTTGCTGGGGCGTCATGGCGTCCAGATCGTCAGCCGACTTGGGCTTGGTGGTGTGGTGCATGTAAAGCAGGGCGGCTTTGGTGCGCTGGAGCATCTCAAAAACCCCGCCTTGTCCTCGGAGGAAGGCCGAGGTCTGCTCCTGGTCGGCGATGTCGAAGTTGGCGTAGGCGAGCAGGGGGTCGGCGATGATGAGGTCGACCTTATGCTTATCCACCATCTGCCCAAGGTATTCCACGAAGGCGAAACCCATCTTGGACGACTGGCGGACGAAGATGAGGTTTTCCTTAAGCGTCCTGCGTTCGGGTTCGGTCAGCTTGGCGGTCGCCCCCATCATGGCCTCGGCGGCGTCCCCAAAGTCGTTCTCGGCCTGAACCATCAGCACCTTGAGTTCTCGGACGGGCTTGAGGCCAAAGGGCGAGCGACCCAACGCCCAATGGACGCCTAGATGGATGGCTAGGGACGACTTCCCTGTGCCGGAGAAGCCGACAATCTGAAACGGGTAGCCTTGGCAAATCCAGCGACGCTCCGCCCCGATGAGGACGGTCTTGTCGGCCTTCGGGTCGAAGGACTGCATGGCATCGAGGTCGAAGTATTCGGTGGACGCGTCCTTCTGCTCTTCGGCGGCGGCGGGGAGCGTATCGTCCTTCGCCAGCATCTCCGAGAAGGATACGCGGAGGAAGTCAGGGTCTTCGCCCCGCTGGGCGGCTCCTGCGATCCATTCAGCCGACCTCGTGATATCCCGCAGCCGAGACGCTCGGATGATGGCGTCCCCCCACGAAGGGTTAAGGACGGAGAAGCCGACTTCGGCGGTCAGGGAGTTGACTTCGTGCGTAGAATAGCCGCCCTTAATCTCCGCAAGGAAGGCGGACACCGTCAGCTCGTCGACGCCCTTGCCTTCGGTGGCTAGGCGGTGGACGGCGTTGGCGACTTGGGCTAGGGCTGGTTCCTCAAAGTGGCAGGGACGGAGGTTGCCGGGTAGGTCGACGCCGTCACGGATGCACGCGCCGAGCAAAAATCGTTCCGTGTCGATGACCGACGTGGGCGTGGGTGGTGGCATGGGATGGCGACATTTGACCCCGTCGCCTAGGTGTGTAAAGGTTATTTAGTCCGCTTGCCCTTGGCCTTGACCTCGCGGAAGTGGGCGGTCGGGTAGGGGCGGGCGTCCTTGCGGCAGACGACTAGGAAGGACTTCTTCTCCATCAGGCCGAGGTCTAGGGCTTTGTAGACATACTTCGCCGACATCGTTCGGGAGACCCCCCAATGCCTAGCCCATTGGTCGATGGTGCGGAAACCTTCGGGGACGGCGTCCGTCTTGCGGTAGATTGCCGCCATCACTTGGGCGAGCAGGGCGTCGACCTTCTTCGTGCCAGGGTTTGCGCTCATGGGGTGAAGGTCTTGAGTTCCGTCTGCCAGATCCATTCCTTGCCCATCTTGTGGCAAAGCCATGCCTTGTATTGCCCGCCGGCGGTGACGAACCCTGCGACCCAGCCCGACCCCCAGCGGGAGGTGGCAAGGCGGTGGGCGGCGTAGCTCATCTCGTCCTTGCGGCATAGGCAACCAGCGGAGAAGGCGTTCCCGCTGCCGTGTTTCGTGAGGGCGATGGAGGCGAGGTTGTGGGTGTGTCCGTGGATGAGCGCACCACCGGCCTCCGCGTAATGAAGCCCCTGCTTGACCGTGGCGTTTTCTCCATGGGCGTAGCCGTGAACCATGGCGACGGGGCCGAGACGGTAGACGCCCTTGTCGGCGTGGTAGGGCAGGATGGTCGTTGCCCCGCACTTCCTGGCGTGGCGGTTGATGTCGTCCTTCACGCCTTGGCAGTAGTCGCGGACGATGGCTTGCCCATGGTTCTGCATGGTGTCGAGGCGGGCTTCGTGGTTGCCCCAGAGGTAGACGGTCGGCTTCCAGCGGGCGAAGAATTGCTTCCCTGAGTCGATGTCGGCTTGGAGGGACTCCGCCCCTTCCTTGTCCGGCCCAGCCCCCTTTCGGAGTGAGCGGAAGTCGTAGTGATCGCCACCAGCAACCCGCACGTGGGGCTTAAAGTCCTTCGTGAACTCAAACAAGGCCGCCAACGCCTCCGTGTCTGCCATGTCTCCATGGCTGTCGGACGCGAAGATGAACTTGGTGAGTTTGCTCATGGGCTTATTTGCTCAATGCCGTTAAGCATTTGGAGGCTTCGGTAAACTGCGACGCTTCCTGAAGCGGTTTCCCTTGGCCTCGACGACAGCCATCAGGGTGTGGACGGTGGCGGTCGACAGGATGCGGACTTCCGTCTTCTCCGGGAACGCGTAGCCCGTAGCCTGGAGGAACTCCACCGACAGGTTGAGCATCGCGGAGGCGTCCTGCAGCGACAGGCCGAGTCGGGCGGCTTCGGCGATCTGCTCGTCGGTCGTGACGACGGGATGGCGGTCGGTGTCCCAAGTGACTTTCGTGCCGTAGGGGCAAGCCGTGAGGAACAGGGCGCGGGAAGGGCTGATGCCGAGGACGGCGGCACGCGACAGGACGACGTCCACCGGCAACTTCTCCCTGCGGGTCTGTTGGGGTGTCGTCATCTCCGCGTGCTTGACCATTTCATTTCAGGGCAGGAGTCCGAGCTGGAAGCAGATATCGCGGGCGGCTCGCTCGATGGCATCCTTGCCGTTCGGAGGGAAGTCGAACTCGTAGTCGACGGCGATGTTGCGGCGGATTTCGGCGAGGGACTGCAGTTCCTCCTCGTTGGCTGGGCCGACCCCTTGCGTGTCGACGCGGACGGAGACCATGCGGTAGCCTTCACCGTCGACGAGCATCTGCTTGATGACCTTATGCTCGTTCAGGTATCGCCAATCTGGGATGAGGTAGACGTGCGGGCCTTCGCTGTCGATGTAGTCTACCTCGCGGGAGTTTTCGATGTCGTAGGCGGTCTTCTCGGCGAAGACGTCGACGTTGATGGAGCGGGCGACCCGACCCATCTCGACCAAGGCGGCGCGGTGCTTGGTCTTGAAGGCTTCCGCGTGGAAGTCGTTGCCGTCGATTTCCGGGAAGAGGTTAAGATGCACCAGGAACTCGTTGGCGGCGTCCTTGAGGCATCGGGCGAAGGGATGCTTGGAGGCGATGCCTGCGGGATGGTGACGCTTGACCCGCTCGATGATCGCGTCGGCAAGGGTGTCCTTCCCGGCACGCGCAAAGCCGGAGATGAGGATGACGACAGGCTCGCTCACGACTGCACCCCCTTGGCGGAAGACAAGATGCCCAAGACAAAGACCACAAAAAGCAGACAGGCAAAAGCAAAACCTGACCAAAAAGCCTTCCAGAAGTTTTCCTTCATAATCTTATCGTAGGCTTCCTGTGGCAGCTCAACCCATTCGTTGTCGCTCACGACTGCACCTCCTTGGCTTCACGCCATTTTAGACGAGCATTAATAGCGTTATCGGAGTTATCCAGCCAGCATAGTCGGTCATACATAAAGTCCCCTGCCTTGGTCAGCCGCTCGACCTCGGCCTTGAGGCGGGCGTTCTCGGCTTCAAGTTCAGCGATGTATTTCGACACAGTATCAGCCATTCCAATGCTTGCCAAATATTCAATGGCCTTCGGATTAGTAGAGCATTTCACGACTGCTTGCCTTTCTTTGCGTCGTGCCAAATGGCACAAAGGGTGAGAAAGCCGTTAACATCATCTTCGTGGTATGCCTTGACTGCATCCTCGGCTATTTTCAGCCGCTCGACCTCGGCCTTGAGGCGTGCGTTCTCGGCGAGATAGAGAACAACCGATTTCCCAGAGGAAACTTGTGCTTCAATGATGATTGAGTCGTTGGCTTTCAGCCTCTCGACTTCGGCCTTGAGGTGCTGGTTTTCTATGTCAAGACGCTGTGCTTCCTCACGGATACCAACGCCATCATCACATTCTTCTCTAATGATTTTA